CGCGATAATTAAATTTATTTATAAATTATTGTTATCAGAAGCTGCTGAATGTATTGTACCACAAGTAGATGAAGTTGATTTGAATAAGAAGGCTAAGGTATCAGAATTTTGGGATGAACATGAACGTTATAAACGTTTTGCATTCAACCCAAATATAATTGGTACCGCACGATCTACAACACCAGAACAATTGGTTAATATTGTTAGTAGAAGAATTATGATGATTCATGTGAAACTAAACAATGGAGCAACTAGATTTTGCAATTGTTTACCAGTTAGAGGTAATATGATGTTATTACCATCACATGTAATACCTGATTATACTGCTGATGCAATTATTACTAAACCAGGTGCTAATCCTAAGAGGATTACAATTTCCAAGAAATCGTGTTATAGAATTCCAACAACTGATTTGTGTTTATGGTATGTACCAGAATTAGGTGATCAAAGAGATTTGACTGCTTATTTTCCGGATAACATAGCAAAAGGAAAACAAATTGTTGGTGATATGGTATACAATGATCAAGGTGATATTAAATATTATAGAAATTTGTTGGGAACAAGAAATGTTAGTACAACTACTTTAGGAGGTAGTTTTGAATCACTTACATATTATTTTCCTAATAAAACGTTTCAAGGATTATGTATGGCCACATTTGTAGGTAGAGATAGTCGCAATATGCCATTTATTGGTGGATTTCATTTAGGTGGAAAGGATTATACAGCAGCAGCTGGATTTGTTACAAGAAAGCAAATTTTAACTGCTATTGACCAAATTGCAAGTAGGCCATCTGTTTTACCATCACATGCAGGAAAGGCATTTGACACTGTAATTGGAGATATTGACGTAGGTCCATTAGAGAAACCACACAGTATGAGTGTTACGAACAATTTAGATAGTGATGCTAGATGTATTGTTTATGGAGCTCATAATAGACCAGTTTCAACTCCAAAATCAGAAGTGGTAGTTTCATCTATTTCAGAGAAAGTAGAAGAACATTTAGGACTTGAAAGAAAACATGATAAACCATTTATGATGAATGATATTATGCATCAAGAAGTTGATATTGAAAATAAAACACATACAGCACACAAATTTGAACCTGAATTGATTGATAAAGCGGTTGTGGATTATGAAACCACTTTAAATATTAATTTGAGTGATAAATTACATAAATTAGGAAAATTGAATGATGACATTGTTTTAGCCGGATTAGATGGAGCCACAGGAATTAATGCTATGAATTTTGCAACTTCTTGTGGTTTCCCTATGTCTGGACCAAAATCAAAATTGGTCAGTATTTCAGATAGAGAGGTAGAAGGAATTTCATGTCCACGTGATATTGATCCTAAAGTTTTGCAAGAAATCACTAAATTAGAAGAATGTTTGCTTAGAGGTGAGAGGATCAATGCAGTATTTAAAGCTTCATTGAAAGACGAACCTACAAAGATTGGAAAGAAAAAAGTTCGTGTATTTGCAGGAAGTAATATCTATTTTACAATGTTAGTTAGAAAGTATTTTTTAACTATTTCAGCATTGATGCAAGAAAATAAGAAAGTCTTTGAATGTGCAGTAGGTTTGAATGTTGAGTCACCTGAGTGGACATCTATGATGAAACATGTATACAGATTTGGAGAGGATAGAGTTGTAGCAGGAGATTATAAATCTTTTGATGGACGAATGTCTCCAAGATTCATGTTAGCTAGTTTTAAAATTTTGATTAATCTAGCAGAACGTAGTGGACATTATGATTCAGATGATTTAATGATTATGCGTGGTATTGCAACTGAAATCTGCTCTCCCACTTATGATTATTTTGGAACATTAGTACAATTTTATGGATCCAATCCATCTGGACATCCTTTGACAGTGGTCATTAATTCTTTGGTAAACAGTTTATATATGCGTTATGTATATTACAAAATTGCTCAAGAGGAAAGATGGTGGAGAGTTCCACTATATGCAAATGTTGTATCATTGTTAACCTATGG